ATGGCGTCGGAAAATTTAGACGGCAATTCTATTCGCAAAATCCAGAATATGCTTCGCAAAGAGCAGACTGGCGACATCCGTGATACGCAATCATCAGGATTGGCGCTCAGGGCCTATAAAACGAAGGCTTCTTGGATGATGATCCTTCGTGATGGAAAATGGACTATTGCTCCGTTTGAGATGTTTACGGCCGAAGACATCCCAGCGCTTCGTCAGCTCGTTGTGGAAGCTCGTCAGCTACTAAAGGAAGATCGCGATCCGCAGAATCTTTTTGATGCTTTTCGTGAACAGCGCGATGTCTCACTTGCTAAAAATAAAGCGGCTGTCACCCACGGTATTGGAAAAACGTGGGAAGAGGTGAGAGATGCATATTTAGAATGGGCATCTAATCATAAAGAAAAAGACACTGTTCGCGGCTATAAGTCGGCTCTTGGAGCGACTAAGGGTGACAGCATTCTCGCAAAAGATTTTGAGCCGTTGCACGGAAAACCAGTTGCTTCTATCACGACAAAAGACCTCGTACGCGTGCGATCAAACATTATCGAGCGAGGGCAGGGCGACCTCGTTCGACAAGCAAATTTGACGGTTGCGGCACTTAAAGCTTGCTTCAGCTGGTATTTAAATCAAGCGGATTCACTCATAGAAACATCGCCTGCAGCTCAACTTTCGAAAGCTCTTGAGCGCGCTAAAAAGACTAAAAAATCTCCAGAGCAGGAGAGAACTTTTATACAAGATGAAATTGGTCTACTCATCTACGGTCTTGAATTTGCAACGAATCCAGCCGCAAGACTTTCATTGATGATCCAGCTCTTCACGGGTCAACGTCGGATAACCCCTCTCGAAGCTCTTAAGTCGGATTTTATCGAGAGTGAAGAATACGGAATGATCTGGCGACTGGATGACAAAGTAGATGCTTGGCGTACTCTGCCGCTTTCGCCGACTGCAAAAGCGGCTGTTGAATCAGCAATGGCTCTTACTCGCTCAGATAATGATTATCTTTTTCCGCAACAGCGCGCATATAAAATCGGACAAACGGCCGATGGACACATGAATGAACGAACAGTTAGCACAGTAATCGAAGAACTCAGGGGTGAAGGTGGTATTCTTGAACCCCTGCCGTTCTCGCCGTCTACTCATCATCTGAGAAAAGCTTTTACCACTACGATGATCCCACGACTGTCAAAATTTGTGGTTGATGGAAATAGACTTACTAAGAATGATATCAAAATGATCACACACGCGAACGAGGGTCGAGATACTACAGCAACTTCCGTGTATGATAAAAATGAGTATCTTGATATAAAATATAAAATTTTATGTGAGTGGGAGCAGTTTTGCTTGGAGGCATACTATAAAGTTAGAGCAAAGATGAAAGCAGGAAATTAGAAGGGGAGGCAATTGCCTCCCCTTTATTATTGCAAATGATTTTTTAATTTCAGATGACCGAAAATTTCATCTGCAAGAATCTGCGACATCTTACGCGGATCATCGATGCTGGAATTATTCATATACCAGCTATCCGTTCGTCCGCACGTAGGGCACTTGGCTGGCTTCCATCCCCGACCCTCGGTGTCACACTCGACGCAGAGCCAACGCCAATTTTGCTCATGCACACTCATAATAAGCCTCAGGGAAATCGAAGAATTCCTCGGGTTTCTGCATGCTTTTCAGCAGTCGAAGGCGAGCTTTTGGCTTCAGAAGCTGGTTGATTTCATCACCAGAAAGTCGGCCTTTTTCAATAAGTGCATTCGCCAGTTTCCGAACATCATCACGTCGTTTTTCGATGATGGTTTTGACTTCCGACATGCACTCCTGGAGCAACGCCTCGACTTTTTTCTGGACGTCAGGACGGCTCTTAAGCGTTGATAGAACTGTATCGCTTTCAGTCTCAGAAAGAAAAGTAAGCTGATCTTGCTGTCCAGTCGATAGCCACATCCTAGCACACCAGAAAGTTGCTTCTTTCAAGTCAGACCAGCCGCCATCACCTTTGTCGCCGAACACGATTTCTTCGGCTGCCAGACCGCCTAGCAGATGACGAATCATCGTCAAAACTTGGCTTTTTGTCCGTAGATAAATCTCTGATGGTGGTCTGATGATTGCTACGCAACCACCGTTAAATTCACCTGAATCTGACAATACTGCGCGACAGACTTCCGCATATTCGATTTCTTTGCCGTGCGTTAACGCAACTACGGCGTGTCCGGCTTCGTGGATTGCTGACCGTGCCAAAGCTTCAGCAGGCATTTGCGCGCGAGCTGGAAGTGCTGCCATCAAATCATCTAGCTTCAGATCACGACGCGCACGTCGAGCTGTCCGTCTAGCATTGCGTACGAGCGACTCTAACCATGCGCCTGCCATGCCCTGAGTTCCGTTAACAACCGGAGCCAAATCAACGCCGTCGAGATCGCCTTTCAGATGATATCTGAGGATGCCAGTACGGGCTTCGGCGTCTGGAAGCGGGATTTCGATGACTTTGTCTAGACGGCCGGGGCGACGAAGTGCGGGGTCGATTTTGTTTGGCAAATTCGTAGCTGCGATAACCACGACACCCGACCGTCCCTCTGATCCGTCGAGACATTCGAGCAATCCGTTAATCGCTTTGTTGTCATAGCTTTCATTGCCTGAAGTCCCCGAGTTTCGGTCGCCAGCGCTGTCGAATTCATCAATAAAAAGAATGCAAGGTGCTTTTTTTCGGGCTTCTTCAAAGCTTGCACGCATCGCTTTCAGATAGTCGCCGAGATGTCCTTTGGACTGCCATTGAGCATACGAAGTCATGACAATGTCGACGCCGCATGTGCGCGCCAAAGCGCTTGCAAACGTGGTTTTTCCTGTTCCTGGCGCGCCAAAGAGCAGGATGCCTTTGTCGACCTCAGACCACGAAATTTCACCGGATTTCCAGTCGGTAAGGTCGATTGCAAGGTCGCGTCCCCAGTCTCCCGCAGCGCCTAAACCGTGCAGATCATCTAGCGTTGGGCCATCATTTTCAGACCTGTAATCGCCTCTGGTTTTCGCGATTCCCCCAGTGGTTCCGGCATTCAAATACGTACGTGCCATCGTGATGCTCTGACCCGTTGACCGATCTTTTGAAAAGATTTTCATCAGCGTGAAAAGCGGAATCTTCACGAGTTGCAGACCGATTTCTTTTGGCAAAAAGAAGCTCGGATCGATGTATTTTTTGACCGCGTTCTCAAGAATTTCGGGCGTGAGCTTCAGATCTATGTCAGCGTCGGCAAGCTTTTGAATCTCGCTATAAACGGCGTGCTCAGGCGTTGCATAGATGAATACGCGAGTGAAATCGAAAATATGGCTCAGCAAATTCGTGGCGCTTCTTAGAGCGTCGTCGGCATATGTTTCAAAGTTCACGACTGTCGTTTTTTTGGGCCGATTTCCGTGGTACCGCTGCTTGAAATTTGCTTCCAGGATGTCTTCAATTCCGGCGTTAAACAGATCGATTTGCTGCTCTTCAGCACGCAAAATAAAAGTGCAAGATGCATTTACATCAAAGAATTTTTTACGTGCTTCATCTGAATGAGTGCGCACACTTTCAGCGAAAATTGCATACAGAAGTCCTGATTTAAAATCGTCGATGACGGGGTCAAAGAAATTGCTTTGCTTCTTATCTTCAGAAACATCATCATCAGAAAATACAAAGTCGTCGTCAGGGAGATTAATCGCGTCTAGAATATCGTGATGTTCAAGATCAGCATCCAATTCTTTTGCGACTTCGGATCCGAAGCGTGGCTTGTCATTGTCTTTGCTCATGGTTTTCTCCTTGTTTGAGCGCTCGACCCAGAAAAAACTGGGGAGCTGGCATGCGCATGCGTAGTCCGTGAAAAATGTTCGACGGCCGAAATCAGGCCGTGGCGTAGGTCGTCACGGCTGGAAGACTGGCTTTAAGATGCTGGAATGTTCGCGGAGCATAAGCGACGTCTGGAAGGTCGCATCCGACGTCACGGCTCATACCAACGGCGTCCAGATTTCCGTGGCTATGACCATAGAAGTGGACGGAACCGCGATTGGATGCTGGCCAGACGCGATGAGCATAGTGAGATAAAAAAACCCGTTCGCCGCCGTCAGTCGTCGTGAGAGCGTGCGTGGGTTCCTGATCCCATTCCAAATCTTTTAGATAAGATAAAACGTTACCATTACGGTCTACATCATGATTTCCGAGAATCAGGATTTTTCTACCATTCAGAAGGCTAAAAATATGCTTAGCATATGCAGCGCCGCCGAAGCTGAAATCTCCCAAATGGTAAATGATATCAGTAGGACGAACGACTGAATTCCACGCGTCAACGAGGAAGTCGTCCATTTCGCTAACTGAAGAGAAAGGGCGATTGCAGAGGCCAAGAATGGCTTCGTGCCCGAAATGCGTATCTGCAATATAAAACTTTTGAACGTAAGCCATATTAGGTTCCTTTCGAATACGATTATGCAATAAAAACAGGTAGTTAGCCTGTCGCCTTTTATGCAGTTATTCGTATCGAGAGAAGGAACCTCATGATTTTACGCCTCGGAAATGACACCGATGCCTGAATTTTGCAGGCACTAATGTCGTGATTTAGACACTATATACTAGGATCTCATTCCTATTTCAAGCATTATTAGTATGACATCGTGCTTGAATCGTGGTCGTCTTCTATTTCGATGAAAACCTTTTTATCGCCGTTGTAATTAAGTACGCGCTTGCAGCTATCTATGGCTCCCTGCGGATTTCCCCGCATCAAGCAGACACCGAAAGACTTCCACCATGTCGGAAAATGTGGTTTTTCCGCAATGACGGACATCACATCTTTTATCAAACCCCCGATAGCATCGTCTGCACGCGATATATGCGACCATGAATCGAGCTTTTCGACGTAATATTTTCGAACCCAAGCGCGATCTGATGATGGGAAAATCCGATTTAAAGCTTCGTAGAAGTGCTTTGCTTGGTCTTTGAATGCGGACGTACACATAAATCGCAGGTGTTCAGGAACGGTTTTGATGTCAATTGGATTAATGCCAGGGTCTTTTTCACCGATGCGCGGTTTTGCAGGCGGAGCTGGCTTCGACACAGATATGCAATCAAAATTGTGCTTCAATGTCCAATTTTCGTAAACATCTTTGTGTGCAACTTTTAGATAATCATCTATTTCTTGAAGCAACCCAAAATCAGCAGGAAGCATAAGACCTGTCGGCGATTTAAATGAATATTTCTTATCAATTGATGAAAAAACAAGCTCGTATAGATCACCTTTAACAGCATTATTTACGGTGTATTTCTGATAAATCTCATTGATAAACTCTTTTTCAAGATCAGCCCATTCTTTCCAGCAAGAGCTTTTAAAAGTTAAAACAAGAGCTTTTTCGACGATGTATTTCGGCTGCTCTATTTCTATTTTTTGAGCGTCAGCCGATTTATAAGTCGTCAGTCTATATAGCACTCGTCCGTCTATGGTACTCTTTTCTACTGTTGATCCATCTTCATCAATATATGTAATACGCGGTTCGGAAAATTCATTGGTCATCTTATATACTCCTCTACATTTAAAGTCTCATTCAATACACGTTCGTTATCAAGTCTTCTTGTAATTTCTTTAATGTCAGCTTCAGACACAGGAAGAACACCGAATGTTGATTCAACTACAGTTCCCCAATCCCACCATCTAATTGTCAACTTTATTCGATGTGTGTGATCGTGTTCATCGTAATAATAATTTTGCAGAATTGGAAAAACTTGCTCTTTAACTTCTTCTTCGTCGAGTTCATCATCCGCCGACCAAATTATTTCTTTTACGCCGTCAAGCTTGCTCTTCGGTGCTTCTTCATCATCTGCAATGATTTCCGACAAAAATTGTGCAGCAGTATCATCGACACCGAAATCGTCTTCATGTTCAGCTTCGACAGGTTCATCAACGACGGTTTCAACCTTTTTCTTTTTGAAATCGGGTGCATCATCATTGGATATCAAATCAGAAAGCAGCTCGGCATCGATGTCAGATACATCGATGCCGATAGCTTCTTCTTCGATATAGGACACCTGTTCAGCAGCACCTGCCTGGACGTCAGAGAATGAGGGCTTGGTGAATCCAACCGACCGTTTCGGGTGTTTGTGTTCACTAATAGAAGCGTGTTTCTTCTTCTGTACGTGATTTGATGCTTCTATTCGGGATGTACGGGCATCTCGTGCGTCGTCTGGCATTTCAAGTGCAATCGCCCAATTATCTATTGCGATGTCGGGATCGGTGACTTCTTCGGCACAGAATTTGAATGCGGCTTCGTCGGCTCCAAGTCGCTCAATAGCGTTGAGCAAGCGATGACCGCGATACTCACGCTGCGTGTATCCCGGCGATATAGGATCTTTGTCCAGCGCTTCTTGGAGCGCAATGAGCCAGGCGTGGTAATAGACGCGATGCTGGAATTTGCGCTCATTCCAAAAGGTTTTTTCAGCCTTTTTCCATATATTGCTGTTTACGCGGAATTCTGGAGCATCCACGCCGCCGACGTGGCGCTTGTTGTGTTCACCAGGCTCGAATGTCGCACGCGTCATATGATGGGATGGTGCACGCAAATTTAAATGGAAATCGACGCGGTCTAATGGGCGACCACGGCCTTCTTTACGGATTTCTTCTATGCGCAGGCCAAAGCGGCGAACCGTAGCCAACTCTTTATCAAGATCATTCAGAACACGCTGACGAAATTTGCCGAAGCTCATGCTTCCGTCTTTATCAGCTGGAAATCCAGTCCATTGAAACAGGTCTTCCAAGGTCGCCGATACGGTTACTCTGTTACCGCCGTTAGGTGTCCATTTTTCACGCGCAGCCGCTGCGGCAAGCACTCTATATAAGCGTACCGAATATTTGGATTTCATCTGACTGATGGGCGCGAGTTCGAGATACGCGTATGCGGGCATCTCACGCATTAAGATGCGGATCGGCTCCGGCAGGCTGTATTTTATGATGTCTTCTTTTTCATTGCTTTCGAGCCAGCTGAATAAAAGAGGCACGTTTTCAAAGCGACGCGTCTTCTTTGAGCCGTAGCTGACTGTTGTCGACATCAGTCGTCTCATAGAGACCTTTAGAGCGTCTCGACGAGCGTGATCTCCGAGAAATTTTAAGGCTGTTGCGACGGGCAGAGATGTGAAATCGCTGGCCATATCTTTATCGGCTTCATAAGCAGCAGATATCAGCAACTCGTGAAGTGCGGCATCGTCAGCTGTCAGGATGTCTGCAGAAGTAATTTCTACGGCATCCAGCATTTCCAGCGGACGCGGGCTTTCTGGTGCTATCTTTGTAAGTGATCTCGTAGAGATGGATTCTGAAATAGAACCGCGTGTTTCTGGCTGTATAAGTTTAGTCATTGGTATAGTCTCAGGGCTTATGTATTGATTATGATTTCGTCGGCGCAAATAAGTCAAGACGTTTAAATGACATGATTTGAAAACGTGTCATATAGACGACTTTGTTTAGATGACATACTTTGGAATCGTGTCATATAGACATGGGTATTGTTTAGATGACACGTTTTTGAGTTGCGTCATCTAAACATATTTTGCGTTTACCTACGTTTATATGACACGTTTTCAAATCATGTCATCTAGTCGGGGTATTGTTTAGATGACAAGGTTGGGAATCGTGTCATTTAAACATTTTTGGCGTCTATATGACATGTTTTCGAGACGTGTCATTTAGTCGTGATCCGGGATTCTTGTCATAAAAACAATGTTGACGAGCGTAGGACGTCAAACGATTTTAGGTCGAAAGTGTCAACACTGATTTTGACGATTCTAAATAGAGCTGTTGGCGGTCGATTTTAGTTTGTTTTTGAGACTGTACCGTTCCGCTTCGCGGGGGGGTGCTTCGCACGGGTCTGGTAGAGCCTTTTCTTCGGTCGTAGATAGTGCGATTTAGCGGAGCATGCTCACGTCGGTGTCGGCCGCTTGACGTTCGACGAGGTTCGAAATTCATCGGCGGATTTAGCGTCGGCTAGTTTCTTGCAACGCCTCGGCTCATCTTTATCTCGTAGAGACAGAGAGAGGAGATGGAATATGCCGCGTCCGGTAAATTTAAGTGCTGCAGGTGTTGCAAAGGCACAGCGACAAGCGAAGTATCGCAATAAGCTCGTGCAAAGCGGAGAGCCAGAGGCTGATCGTGTAGATACGGCTATTGCGCAGGCATGCGTTGCTCTTTTAGCGCATGTAGATGCCGAGCGCATAGAAACCCTCAGACCTGCGCTTCATGCGCTTATTCGTGGCGTTCTGGACATTCTAGATGCAGATGGCTTTGATCGTGGTGCTTCTAGCAAAGTCCTGCGTCGTCGGATGTCATTACTTGCTCGTCCGGAAATTAATGAATTTGTCGAAAAAGGACGTTTTCATAAGCGTCTCGCAAATTATACAAAATAAGTAGTCCCCCCATTACTTCACTTTTTTGAATCCTGAATCTGACGATGCTCTTCGAGACGGATATCGGTAAATAAACGCTAGAATCTTGCAGAGCCGACGCGGACGCTATTCTTCTATTAAGGAGAATAGTTATGGAGAAATCAGCACATCCCGCCGCACTTGCGACGCGTTTGAATAATCTTGAGCAGAAAATCGAAGAAGAAACCAGTGAAGATCTGCTTTTAGCACTGAATTTTTTGTATAGTCACACGTTACTAGGCACAGAAAAGAATACCGGTGAAGGACTTAGTGACGAATGGTGGAAAAATCCCAATCTTTTTGATGATAATTTTTCGTTTGCAACGGCTGTTTTCGGCCCAGGGTTAGAAAATTTTCAGATTTACGAAGCACAGAGAACGCTGAATTTTTACAATAGGGTTTTTGGGAGTGCTGTTATTTTTGATAATCTTGACGGAGTACTTCCTTTATCTCACGCTCTGTTTATGGGCGTGGGTAAAGCATTTACTAGCGAATGGAATGAAATTTCACTTGCATCAACGATTTTCGGAAGTGACGTTAATATTACGTACTTGCATGAGACCGGTAGTCTTTTTGAAAAATTAATTGGCAATGGTAGTGAATATTTACGAAATAAAGAAAGTCTTTTTGAAGCAATCTTTGGTAGTGTTTCTTCTAGCATAGATAGCATTTTAGAAGAAATTAGCGGTGATGAAAATGCAACAAGTTTTTTAGATGCTGTGCGCCGATTTAGAAGGGATTTTGATTATTTTGTGCTTCTTTTTGATACATATAAAGAAAATATTGATCAGAGATTAAGCAGTCTATCTGCGAGAGTGTCTGCTCTGGAAGCACAATTATAAATATTTTTAAATTATTTATAATTATCTCTTGCAACTTACATTTCATGCAAGCAATATATAAAAACTAGATGTTTCCTTTCCGTCTAGTTTATTGGTAGTAGTAGTAGCACCAAAGTCCGCACAGTTTTTCAGGGTTTACTGTGCGGACATATTTTTAAGTCGAGATTTTTGAGCATGAGGCTAGATTTTCAATTCGACGAAAAAGCATTGCAAAAATCCCTGACCCATATCGAGAAATCCGTTTTCCCGAAGGCCGCTGCTGGCTTCCTGAATGGATTAGCTTTCGAAGCCCAGAAGACATTAAAATCTCACGTAAAAGAAGCCTTTGACGGCTCAGTTCCATTCACAGAGCGCGGCTTCGTTGTCGATAAAGCGAAGCCTCAGACGAACCTCAATACGATGTTCGCCGAGGTAAAAATCCTGCCAGCACAAGCTGCCTACCTGAAATTCCAAATCGATGGCGGTGTCCGTAAAACGGGTGATGCAGGCTCAGGGCCATTCGACCTTCTCGTTTTCGGAGCCAAGAAAAACCGCGCAGGCAACATCAGGTGGGGATATCCGAAGCAGCTATCTAAACAGCATCGTGAAGAAAGATCGAAGCGAGCATCCCTAAGATCCCAGAGAGAAGCCGCACGCGCGCAAGGTCAAGATACAAGCCCTTATGCATACTTCAGAGCTGCACGAAATCGTCCTGGTATTTTCTTCGGTGAAGTCGGTGGCGTAAAGGGCTATTGGCAACGCCCGAAGCGCTCAAAAGCCGCACGCAAACGGCTTCCAGGTGTGATTTCCGTGCGTTCAACTGAAAAACTGAGGCCGCTATTATCCGTGGCAGATCACGCTCGCTACAAGCCGCGATATCAATATCAGGCGCAGATCACGAAAGCGCTGCGTGTGAAAGCTACCCAGCAGTCTTTTGCACACGAGCTGAATCGCCAGATGTCGAAATTGCGTAAATAATCCAATTGTTTAATTAATTCTCAAAAAAATCGCAGATAGGTATTGCCGCCGTCAAAAATTTCGGTCAGCATTAAGTTGTAAGCAGCATACTGAAAGGAATTATTATGTCTGTAAAACAAGAATATTATGACGATATCATCGCGACGTTCGGCCAGTTTTATAAAGAGAATGGCGGTAACTGGGGCACAATGTCGGATCTTTTTGAAGAAGCCAAATTCGATTACGAAGCTCTCGCTAATTTAATGAAAAAAGGGCGCGACGAAGGCAATCCAAATCTTATCGCGCTCGCTAGCATCATCACGAAGCTTTCAAAACAGCAGAAATCTCAGCTCGAAGACAAGGCTCTCGAATACGCAAAAGTCAAAGCGTAAGTCGAGCATCACATCGAAAACCAGAAGCCTCCTTTCGGGGGCTTTTTTTTTATGGACATGAAGATCTAAGCTAATCCGCCGACGAAACCGGACATCTCGTAGAGGCGAACCATCGCCAGCCGCATATGCCCTTTGCAACCTCGGGCCTTGCATCTTGCCTTTTTTTCAATCTCATCGAGATACAGATGGTGTCTGTTTTCAGGGATTTCGCATTTCGGCACGACGCGTACGCGACCGCATTTCTTACACGTCATTTCCAGCTTCTGGTGGTCGCCCAAATCGGCTACTTTGATGCTCTCTTTCCAGCTCGGCATCACCAAAAATCCTCAGCTGACGGAATGCGCGTGTATGAAATCTTACCTCCAGCATGTCCTCCTACGGGCGGTTTCCAGTCTCCAAGAGACACTACAGTACCCGAATACCGCATGTTCAGATTGTCGACGGCCGCGTTGGCCCGTTCCCATTTTTGCCTGATCTTGTCGTCATTGTTCAGCATGTCGAGCTGGCGCTCAGTCGCGGCCGAGAGATCGTACAGCGTGACACCAACCCTGAAGATAGTGAGACCTCGTGGATATGAGCGCAGCACTTCTCCCCAGAGTTCCGTCAATGCTGACAGGATAGCATGGTCGTCCTGTACAACAGGCAGGTGTCGTTTCCCGAGCCACGAGCCATCGCGTATCGATAGCCAGAGCCACAAACCGCCAGCATAGTAGCCTTCGCGCCGAAGCCGCCGAGCAGCCTTAACGAGCAACAATCGTGTGATGTCGCGGGCACCAGCAACGGTGCGCATATCGGGTGGAAGCACGCGACCATGGCCAAACATACCGCGCTGCTGTTCTGGTGCTTGGATGTCGTAGCCGTGGAGAGCGTACCAGAGCCGTTCGCCGTTCACCGAGTTCCAGAGCTTCCTCATGTGTTTGGGCTGGAGCCGATATAGCTGCTCCGTGCTGAAAACACCGACTTTATAGAGCCTTTTAGCCATGCTCGACCCGATGCCTGGAATGTCTTCTAGCTCTGTCTTGAATAGCGGCGCAGGCATCTCTGCAGGCCACCAGATAGCCAGGCCGTCCCCGTATCGGCCATGGCTCTTTTTGCCAGCTTTGCATGCCATTTTTGCTAGTTGGCGGTTTGCCGCGTATCCGACCGAGCAGGTAATAAATGGGCCAATATTTTCGGACAGAGCGCGCTTGATCCTTTGCGTCAACAACTCAGGATCGCGACGTCCATATTCATCCAGTTTGCATGTCAGCTCATCGATACTCTTGGCGGCATCGATGGGAATGACGGTCTCGATCTCACAGAGCAAGGCATTGTGAGCACGGCGATACAAGTCAGGTTTCTGCGGTACCAAGACGATGTCAGGGCAGAGTTTTCGGGCTTCCTCAACATTCATGACGTTCTTGACGCCAAAGTTTTTAGCTTCTCGACTACATGCGATCACGCAAGTCCTGTCGGTGCCTTCGAACGGAACGACACCGACAGGCCGTCCCCTCAGGCGACGGTCTGCTTGCTGTTCGACGCTTGCAAAGAAGCCATCGAAATCGAGGTATAAGCGTTCAATAGTCTCTGGACGGCGCACGATACCGATCTCCCAAACAGGAGTTAAAGGAATAAGTTTTCAGAAGGTCGCCGCCACCATACGGCCTACATGTTCTCTATCTGTTCTCTTTTGGTGCAGTCGTCAAGGAGGAATAATTTCCTCCCCGCTATTCACAGCCCCAAAATCATCGGCAAAAAAAATCGCGATGGGACCCTGAGCTTTCCGGATGTAATGCGGGTAATTGGCGACCGCATGCTATCTCTCTTTCGCAAAATTTTTTTTAGGGTTCATCATCACCACCCCTGACCTCGAAGGGTTTAGTCTAGAATCTTGCAGACCGCTGAAGTCCAATAAATCCAAGGAGTTTTCAAATCTTGGAGCGGCCATGGCTGGAAATAAATCAACTGAGAGGGTGCTGAAATCCGGTGACGAAACTGCGGTAGAAACCAGCACAGCACCGACAACTCGTAACGGTTCGCGTCGCGACGTCGCTAAGTCTCGTCAGGTTTCTCTGAAGGAGTTGGCGGCGATTCTCGACCGCGACAGGAACACCATTTCAAAATGGTTGGATGCCGGGTTGCCATTCGTAGAAAAGGCTGATGTCAGCATCGGCAAGCCATGGATTTTTGACTCGGCAGAAGTGGTGCGTTGGCTCGAAAACCGAGCAGCAGAAGCCACGGCGGAGAAGCTTGGCGCTTCAATGGATGGCAAAATGTCGGAGGCAGAAGCAAAGCGCCTACGTGCTGTCTCCAACGCCATTATCGACGGTATTGCCGCAGCCGAGGATGTGAAAACCGTCGTTCGTATTTCGTATGTCCGTGAGCGCGTTTCGACCGACTATTCCGAAATTCGAAGTCATCTATCGGCGCTGCCAGATGCCATATCCAGTCGTGTTGCCAGCAAGGATGCTCCCAAAGTGAAAGAAATCACCGAGGAGCAGGTTCGCAATATGCTGAAGTCGCTTCGGGCTGACAAAGAGTTTCAGCAAGCGGATGGGTGATCCGCATGTTCGAAGTTCTTCAGAATGAAATAGGTTTTGATCATCTCGACTTATCAGAAAGCGAACGTCTTTTGGACGTGGCGCTTGATGACCTTCGCAATAATACCCTTCAAATCCCCCCTTATCTGAATCCGGTCGAGTGGATCGAAGAGAATATCAAGATCCCGCAAGGCGATACTTTTCGGCCTGGTAATCTAAAACTGCTGGGATTTCAGCGTCCTGTCGCGCTCGATATGATGGACGCGGACGTTGATCAGATAACTGTTCTGAAAGGTGTTCAGGTCGGCTGGTCGACCTTTATGAAGGGTATTCTCTTCTATGGTCTTAAATACCTCGGCGTAAAAATTGCACTCGCACAGCCGACAAAAGGCGATGCCGAGGGGTATTTCAAGGATCAGATTAAGCCTCACTTTGACGACATCCTGAAGGAAATAATTCGCACTCCCAAGAAGGGAGATATCCACGACACGTGGGATGAATGGCGCTTCTTGAACCGCGCTGCGCTCTATTTCCGTGGTGCTGCCAGCGACGATGCCTTCCGACGAATTTCTGTCCAGTGGATGATGGGCGACGAGTTGGACGCCGATGGATGGAAGTCAACAGAGAGGTCGCAGGGCGACAAAGTGGCCATGTTTATGGCCCGTGGATCTGCATTCTCCAATGCCAAAATGTTTCTTGGTTCGACCCCGGTTAATCGAGAGACATCTCTCATTTACCGTGAATGGCTGGAATCTGATCAACGACGCTTCTTCGTGTCCTGCCCTCACTGCGGCGAGCGTCAGGTTTTGAAATGGGGTTCTGACAAGACACCTTACGGATTCAGGTGGAAGACCAACGAGCACGACCATGTCATCGACTGCTGGTATGTCTGCGAAGGCGAAGGTTGCCGGATTGATGAATATCATAAGCAGGACATGGTTGAGGCGGGTGAATTCGTTCCGACCGCCATTCCAACGCGACCTGGACATCGTGGTTATCACTGGCCACGCTGGTATTCTCCTGCCCCAAAAGCCTGCTGGGTAGATATCGCGCAACAGTGGTTAGGCATCAAAGGAGACACCGAAAAGCTCAAGGAATTCATTAACAACTGCATGGCCGAGCCTTGGGATGATCTCGGCGGCGAAACCCTTGATCCAGAGAGCATTCGGTCTCTCCAGACCAAATATCGTGCAGAAGTGCCGGACGACGTCGTCGCCCTCACTGCAGGCGTTGATACCCAGTCGAACAAGGAAGGGCTTAAGGATGGCGGTATTTCCGACCAGTTAGCATCGCGAGAGATCACTATCGTCGGTTGGTCTCGTAACAAGATTCCTCGCGTGATAGCTCACCATGTCGTCGAGGGTGAACCGGGAGATGCATCGGCTGATGCCGAACTCGATGCCATCCGAACGAAAATCTATCGAAAAGCTGACGGTACGGAGATGAAGATCCTTGCCACGGCTATCGATATGGGCGGTCACTATGGGGATCAGACGAAGGCCTATGCCAAGGCTCGGGCTACCAGCCGAGTATGGGCCGTAAAGGGTCGGAACAATGCACTTGGCACGCGATCTGCCCTGGTGTTCCCAAAGAAACCGTCCCGTTCGAGAAAGACAGGCACAAGCTGGTATATGATCGACACCCAGCTCGCGAAGGACTTCGTCGGCCGATGCCTGACCATTCGCGGCCCTGGTGCGTCGTCGTTTCCTCATACTTTACCTGAAACCTATTTTGACGATCTAACTGCCGAAAAGCTGATGGTCGACAAAAAAGGACGTCGCTACTGGAAGCGAAAAGGCAAGAACACCGGTGAGGCGTGGGACTGTCTCGTCTACGCGTATGCCGCTCTCTGTGGATTGCAGGCATCCAGCTCGGTTTATCGCGACTTGAATCTTGCAGCCGAGAAGCTCGGAATTGGTGATGCGCTACCTCCGCATGACCCCGAAACGGGGGAACTGTTGGACGACGCGCCTGCTACAAGTTTATCCACAGCCTCTAATATAAAGAGAACAAAGGGTATTCAGAAGCAGAACGAACCGCTTCGGCATGGTGCCGAAAAAGTTCAGGCCGAGGTGCCAAAGGTGGCTCCGAAGCCTGTCGCTAAGCGGAAAAAACAAGGCGGAAGAGTTGTCAGCTCGACGGCGAGACGTTGGTAATACGGGGTATATTTTGGAGATTTTGGAGATTTTGGAATGAAGTTATTCAGGCGCTGGACAAAGCCACAACTAGAAGAAGCAATATTTGCACTTGAAGAAGGTATCTCATCCGGTGCTCAGAGCATCAGCTATCCAGCAGGCGGTTCGCTTTCTTATACGAATTTCGAAAACGCAACGAACATTTTAGATCAGCTTTATGCACGGATCGACGAACTCGAAGGCAAGCGCAAGAAAGCTTCCGTGAAGCTGCTCCCCTTTGTCGTGAAAAGGGGGTACTAATATGTCTATTCAGCAAGCACAAACACGCACTTCAGCACCAAAATCCAGACGCATCAGCACACATGCTCGGTCTGTACGGTCATCCATTTTTTCCAATATTTTCAAGTCCGCTAAACACTTTTTTGAAGCCGCTAGCAATTCGAAAACAATCGAACAATCTGTAGATGTCGGCCCGAACGGCTACAACAGCGAGATCGAAAAAGTCAGACGTCGCTCCCGTTGGATGTATGCCAACGACAGTTTTTATCGTCAGGCATGCCGTCAGGTAGCAAACAACTGTGTGCACTACGGCATCAAGCCCATAATCAAAGATAAGGCTCTTTTAAAGATATGGAATCGTTGGCAAAAAGAAGCTGATGTCCGAGGTCGCCTCGACTTCTACGGACTCCAGTATGTTTACGGTTTTGTCATTCCACGGGATGGAGAAGGCATCTCACGCTTTATTGAATGCGATCAAAATGACATGAAGTCAGGCATAGGTTTCCAGATCCAGACGCTGGAAGCCGATCATTTGCCGCTCGATTACACACAACAGGCACCGAATGGAAACTGGATCGTTTCAGGTGTCGAGCGCGATGCAGTAGAGAGGCCTGTTGCATATTGGCTATACGATTTTCACCCAAAGGATTGGCAAGGGACTGGCCAGCAATCTCTCATTCCGAAAAGAGTACCTGCTGAAGATATCTTACACATATATATGCCTGAGCGCCTTTCGGATAGCCGAGGTTATCCGTGGGGCGCTTCTGCACTCAACATAACTGAGCGCATTCGCACATCGGACGAAGCCCAGGTAGAGAAGCAGCTCACGCAGGCGGGTTTTGCTGGCGCTTTCAAAAAACCACGTTTATCGACAGATGAGCCAGCTGAAGAATTCGATGCCGAAACTGACGAAAACGGCACCGATTTTGTGGCCGTTGAACGCGGAAGTTTTGCAGTCGTACCAGAAGATTGGGATGTCGAATTCGCACCTCAGACCCAGTCAGACGCGAATTACGGTGTTTTCCGTCGTGAACACTTGAGCGGGCTCGCTGTCGCGATGGGTCTCGCTGTCGAGCACATTACGATGAATTTCGAAAAGCTCAATGACAGGACATACCGCGCTGTCATGCTTGAAGCCCAACGCTTTATCGAAAGCATTCAATACCACCTGTTCGTCAACCAGTTTTGCAAGCCTGTCTGGCGGCGTTTTTTGTCGTATGCTGTTCTTCACGGACTCTGGTCGGTGCCAGAAAACGAGGAGCTTGATGACCTGTTTGAGATAGAATGGAGGACACCAGCACGTGGACACATTCATCCTTTGCAGGAAATCCTCGCCTTCAGCGAAGCCGTGAAGTCTGGTTTCACATCTCGTAAGAGCGTGGCGGCTAGCTTTGGTGAAGACATTGAAGATATCGATGCTGAAAATGAAGAAGATCAGAACAGAGCAAAGAGAATGAATCTGTTGTATCCGCTTTACGAAAAACTGATGTCTGACGATGAGATTAGAAAGAATCTCATCGCAGCAGTATCAGAATCTGACGACTTGGCAGCCATCCACTGATCTGCCGAAAAACTAATACGGCTGCCGAAAAACTCATAAATCGGCAGTCGGTTGTAGCGATTTTAGTGACAGCCCAGATGGATCACCCAGACGGTGCCAAGCTTCTTTATATTCATCGAGGCAGTACATTTTTGGCTGAAGCCAATAGGATATCTTTTCGGTTTTAGGGCTGACACCTCGATGCGCAGATGCCTTCACTTCGTCAAGCGTCATCACATAGCACGTCGGCAAATCAGATGTCGCATTGATGGTGATGATCCACCAGTGCGAGCGCAAATTGTCGAGCGATGTGCCGAGTGGTACTGGATCGCGCTTGCTTAATGCTTTCGATTGGATTGGAAGTACTGTGCTTTCGTCCTCGGAAGCCGCATAAAGGTCTGCCCCCTTCGCATTTCTGACTGTCGGCATAACATGCCAGCCACGACGAGAAAGTTCACGGGCCACATGATAAAGGCCTGAATTGCCAGTGAGCTGATGTTTCATTAATTCACTTCAATTTCACTACATTTTGCAACAGTTATTGACGGCGTGTTTTTTCCATCGTCCTGTCCCTCTATAAAGCCGAAACTGTAGTAATATTGAAATCTATTAGTTGTGAAATCAAATATCGCGCCATATCCAAGACCGCCACAAATAATACGGGTTGAGAGTTCTCCTCCCGTGGAAGCTCTCTCACAAGTGAATAAATTACTATTATCTCCAATAAGTTTGATGGAATAATTTCGGTTATCTTTAGATGTGATTATATACTTTTCATCATTGACTCTGAATGACGTTCCGATCCACTTACCGTTATTTAACGCAACCCCACCGGACGCTTCAGAAATACATAAATATGAATCCGCATTTGACTCCAGCACGAATAAGACTGAGATGACGCAGGTTGTTAAAATGGATAATTGTAGGCGCATACTTCCCCCGATAATGCTAGCACATGTAGAGATACAGCCGAACGCTGATAGTTTACAACTTAATTTGTTAGTCCCGATTTTTTAAGAATTCGAAGTAGAATCTTGCAGAACCGTCCTGCACCATCATCTCAGATAACAATTTCTGGGACGATGAATGCCGAAGAATCTTCAGCAAATTCAAGGACAACTGCGCACACGAGCTTTTGCTCGCGTGCCAGCATCCGTTGATGTCGAGAAAAAATCTTTTGGCATCGTCATCAGCACAGAGACGCCTGTTCGCACCTCAATCAGAAATACGGATCAGCCAAAGCTCGATGCCGATGACGCATATATAGAAGTCGATGAAATCCTGCTCGCCAGCGGTCTCGATTTCAGCCGTACGGTCGGCATGCCTCTGGTTGATTGCCACGATACTTTTTCTGGCGTCAACACGATCCTCGGGAAAGTCGATGATGTTAGAAGTATCGGCACCGAAGTCCACGGAACGGCCGTCCTGAACTCGCGTAATGCTGATCTTATCGGCGATATTGTTGACGGCCATTACAACCAAATTTCTGCTGGCTATGGCGTAAACAACTATGAAATCGAGCACCGAGACGGCGACGTGCCGCTCGCATATGCAACGAGCTGGACGCTGTATGAGGCATCGCTTGTAGCTGTGGGAGCTGATCCAAATGCATCAGTTCGGTCAGCAGGTCGAACAATTCCGACACCCACATTTTCCTTCCGGAACAAGCCGAAGAAGACGGCCTCGAAAGCCAAAAATTTCACCAGAACCAAACAAAAATTGGAGAAGAGAACCATGGATGAAACTGAACTTGTAGAACTCGTGGATGCTGCAGAAGCAGCCGCCGAAATCGTTGACGAAGCTGTAGCTGCCGTCGAAGCCGCCATCGAAGAGCTAGGAGACAGTGTTCCCGATGAGATCGTAGAACGCGCTCGCAAGCTTAGAAAAGCACGCGCTGAGGACGAAGAAGAGCCTTCTGATGAAGAGCGCAAGCGCGGTAAGCGTGACGGCGATGCCGAGGACGAAAAGAAAGAGGAAGAAGAAATCCGTTCTATCCGTTCTATCGCCAAGTCCTATGGCTTGACCAAAGCAGTTGATGACCTCGTTGCACTCGGCACTCGCTCGAAAGAGTTGAAGGCTTCCATTCGCTCGGCAATCATGTCGAAAGCAGTTGGTTCGTCTGGATCTCGCTCTGACATCGAGCCGCGTCCTGCACGCAAAGAAGTCAAGCTTACAAGCGCTCGCGATATCTACGCAAAGCTGAATAAGCGCTAAGCCATTATAACGAAACCATTTTTGGAGATTTTAAATGACCAGATTTTATAAACAGCGTCCCGATCTAGCTTTCCTTCTGATGTCAGCGAGCGGTGACCGTTCTTTTGAACAGATTGATGTCGCGGCTTCTACGACTCCGTATGAATCCGGCACCATCCTTACACTCGGCGATGACGGCATCTACGCTGCTCTCACTGCCGCTGATCTTGTGCCATCTGAAGAAGACACCGAGGTTGCTCTTTCGCTTGCGATACTGGGAAGCCGAACCGTTTTTCATGCCGACGACGAGCTGACCGAAGCACCAGCTCTTGCAGTCATTCGTGATGCCACGATCAAGGGATTTGAACTGGAGCTACCAGCTGGTGTCACCATCGACGTGCTTGCACCGTACTTGGAAAAGCAGGGTCTGATCATTCGCTCGTAAGCAGAACAAAACATAAACAAAATTATTTGGAGAAGCAAATGGAACTCAATAATATTCTCAACAGCGGCAACGAGTTGTTCTCGAAAGTGGCTCTTACAGATCACGTGATCACCCAGCCATATGTGCCGGATCTGGTCAGCAAGTGGCTCCCTTGGAACAGTGAAGGCGTTCACCTTCCAACAGTCGCTATCGACTTCACTGATGGCACTTTAGACATGATCCCTGAAGCCGTTCGCGGTGCACCAGGTGATGCTCCAGAACGCGATACCGACAGTTCTGTACTGGTAAAGATCCCGCACTATCCGCAGCAGGACACACTGCTTGCAACCCAGTTTGAAGGCATCCGTGCAGCTGGTAGCGAGCTTTTGGTGACTGTTGAAACTGAGCGCAACAAGCTGCTCTCGCGCTTCAACAAGCGCAATCGCCTGATGTGGGAAGTGTCCCGTATCGGTGCTGTAACGGGCAAGCTCCTTGGTTCAAAGGGTCAAGTGATCAAGAACTGGAACAAGGAATTTTCGGCTGCTCAGACAAAGGTGCAGATCGACTTAGCATCTGCAAACACGAAGCTCCGCACTGAACTTGTGAAAGCGAAGGATAAGGGTGAAGACAACCTCGGAGAATTTACAGCTGACCGTTGGATTCTAATCTGCGGTAAAGAAGCTTTCCCATTGATCACTGATCATCCGAACTTTGAAAAAATGTTCGAGCGCTACAACGATGGAGCGATGCTTCGCGATGATCTGAGCGACGGCTTCCAGATCGCCAGCAACATCACTGCGGTGAAGTACACCCGTAACAAAATCGGTGGACAGACCATCTTCGGCGATAGCGACATGTACCTCGTGCCCGTAGTGGACGGAATGTTCCAGACCCGCTTCGGCCCAGGCACTGGTATGGGCGACCTCGGAGTTATCGGGTTACCTGAATACGTATCTCCGTACGACCTGCCGCACGATGAAGGCGTTGAGCTAAAGGCTCAGACGAACGTCATCTCTTGGGTTCAGCGTCTTCAAGCAATCGTCAAGATCGAAGCCAAGTAACAACTTCCCCGCGCTTTCTCCTCCTAGCGCGGGCATCAGGCCGGGGATGGATGGCTCCTTTTCATCCTCGGCTTCGCCATTTTCGGAGCCACGATACTTTTTAGGAGATTTTTAGATGACGATACCGATAGTAAAGACAGCTATTGCGCCGAACGGCGGCATGCCTGCTCATCCAGCGCCTAATGCTAAATATTTCAAATATACGCATTCGAGCGGCGATACTGTCATGCCGAACACCCAGAAAATTACGGTTATGACGGATATCGTTAACTCTTCACCAGTGTCGATGAACACCTCGCTGATCCAAATTTTCACGCCTGAGGATGTTCTGTTCTTGGCCAACCTAGATTGGCAGCTTCCGCAGGAACAATTGAACAACTACATCACCTGGAACGGCATGCCGCTGCGCGCTGGCGGATACTATAGTTTTAGCGTTGATCCCGGTACCATGTTGTTCTTCAAGTCCGTAACCACCGACACCGAAATCACTGTGCTGGAGGGCTAAGCGATGATGAATCCTATTTTCCCATCCAGCTCAGGCGGCGGTGATCCCGCGTTGGAAAGCCGTGTTGAAGCGCTGGAATTCAATATCGATGCTCTTCAGAATGCAAATTCAGCATTAGTCACCGTGGATAGATCAGGTTTTCGAAGCGATGCAAATTTCGGTTCGGCTCCGAGTTTGCTATATCCAGATGCAAATATTTACAGCGACCTCGGTGTATTTCCGGGTCAGTACGAGTTTCTGATTAATGATTCCACGGTGTCCGTAGAAGTTGCGGAGACAGATACCCTCTATGATGTGCTATCAAAAATTACCGATGCCGGATATGCGGTTAGCGTTTATTTCTCTGCCACGCTTTTCGGAGGACAAGTGCGCGTCGAAGTATCTGACGGAAACACTATAAAGTTTCCTTGGAGCACATCACCGACAGATCTCTTTCGTGTATTGGGATTAGCAAACTATCAGTTTATTTCTACCCCTTATCAGACTCCCTATAGCGTTGATTCCATTAATGTTTATGGTCTTTCTGGTACAATAGACGACCAGATTTTTACTATAAAGAATGACCTCACAATATTATCGGCAGCTATATCTTCTCTCGCTCAAGAGATCCGCGATCTTAAAAACGGGGGTGTCTGATGCTCACTCCAATCTTACCACGCGGCTCAGGTGGAGGCTCCCTCACACCTGAAGATTTCCCAGAAGCCGACGTTGTCACCGGTGTCGACCTCGTTCTACTCGCTATAGAAAACGAGTTCGCATCTGCTCCCGTCAACAAACTTCTTCAGCCTGTAACCGACCGCCTGGACGCTCTCGAAGGCGATGGCGGCGGCGAGGAAGAAGTCGACGGTGTCATCCAGAAAAACAAGGTTTTTTCGTACACAGGCCGCATAATCGGTGATGTTGGAGCAATCGAGCTATCTCGAACAATGGAAAGCCTTGGGCTTGCCTCACCAACAAATTTTGCTTTTTCGCTTACGAATGTCAGCGGCGGCATATCGGTGCCAGTGCAAACCATCGACACGGTTGAAACAGTTTTCGCAAACGTTCGCTCGGCGCTCGCGTCCAAGGGCGCAAGCACATATATGAACATTGGTTTATATGCAGGCAGCACTCTCATCGAAGTACTTCCCGCTAACCGCACCATATCTTTTTCATCTTCAAATCTCGTTGCCCAAGCTCTTGGAATTGCAGGAAAAAATGCAAAATCTTACACGAAATCCGAGCCGCTTTCTGTAAACGGACAGCTCGTAAGTAGCGGCAACGGATACAGCTCTGTAGCTAACGACTTGCCTGAATTATTTCAGAAAACGGCGGCTCTGGAACGTGCGAGCGGGCGCGTAGTTTCAGTTGAAAATACCGTACTTTCTTTGCAGTCGACGGTGTCAGAACAGTCGACAACCATCTCAAGTTTACAGTCGAATCTTTCAGATGTAACAGCCAGACTTACAGCAGCAGAAACAACTATTTCAGATCAAGCGGCTACGATTGTAAATATTATAAGCAGGTTAGATGTACTTGAAGGTCAAGTTATAGAGAGCGGAACACCAAGATATTCATCGTCGTCCGCATTTATAACGCAAGGTTTGACCTCGGCATCGCCAGAAATTGAATGACCAGGAGTTTTTTATAATGACTATTCAAAATATTAATATTGGAAGTGGACCAAATTCTGTTGACGCCGAGAGCACTCGTGAAGGCTTTGCAAAAGTGAATGCGAACTTTGCTTCTGTCGATAACCGCATTCAAAAGCTGGAAAGACTAACGCATCCGTTCGGGTCTTACGAAGACCCAGGTTTGCCGCCGTTTCCAGCATTTACATATGCAAGTAAAGATTGGGGAAAATATACGTCTGTTGCACGACATCATGAAACTGAAAATCTGACGTCGTTGACTATGTCAAATACCGCAAAAATTGTTGCCATGTCGGCAACTAGATTTATGCTTGTATCTAAATCTTCCACAATTTTAACGATAAAAATATTTGAGTTGTCTGCTGGTATTTTATCGCGCGCTGCACAAACAAGTGTCACAGTTTTGTCTGGCGCTCAAGTGCTTGGAATCGCTGTTGTTTCCGAAGATTTTGCGAAAATATCATTGCAAAACGGAAGTTCAATAGGAGCGCTCACACAAAATTTTGTTGAAGTTTATTATGCAACCGGAAGTGTAAATGCAACATTAATAGCAGCTACAGCACCCATTGCTTTTTCCGGCCAAGGTTCTGTTTATCCGTCAAACAATTCTCGTGCTCCGCTTCTCGCATCGACATCAGCTATGTCTATATATATCGCCGCGAGTTCTTCGAATCCGGTAGACATTTCTGGCCTCTGGATTCAACGTTTTTCGACGGGTCAAAGTCAAAATTCGCATCTCGAAACAAGCCTTGCGATGTCGGCTGAAAATAGAGTTTCACCGTCCTATGATTACCTCGGCGGCGAAAAATACATCGTCGCATCCGCAGGTGCAGTCCTCGGAGATCATACTGCACGACTTACAATAAGTGTCTTATCAGCAAACGATAACGCAACAAAATTGCTCGGAAACACCAGTTTCATGGGTAGTTCACCTGACGGCGGTGTGTCTGTATTCGCACTTTCGCCTGCGCTCGCGATAATTTCATGGTCGTCTTCTGGTATTCAAAAAGCGATATCGGTGGCTATCGACAGCTCTGGTCAACCGATGATCCTCGGAGCCGCATCATCAGCTGGCGCGCTTGGAAGCGCTATAACTTCAGGCACACCGTATGATCAAACTTCGCTTGTAGCAGGCTCGTGGCCAGTCGATACCGATCCTGGGAAACTTGTAAAGCTCGATGTCGATACTGACACAGGTGTGATTTCAGAAGCTAATCATATTGCATATTCGCTGAGCTGGGCGGCGGCCAGAGGAAAATGGCTCGACATGATACGCTTAAGTGCCGACCGCGTGCTTGTAGCTATCCAGCCCACGGTTACGCCGTTCGGTGTAGCTTTAGATATCATCGATCTGGATGTCGCATAATGAGCAAACATCCCGCTTTCCGCACCCTTGCACGCACAGCTAACTGCATCTTCAGAGAACGCGGTAACCATTATTGGCATCAGCACGATGCAGATATTGCGCAGCCGATTCAGCTGATTTTTAATGATGCTTATGCGCCCATCGATGCGGCCGGAGTGCAAGTAGAAGAAGCTCGGCCAACGGCTTTCGTACTCATAGAAGATGCGAAAAGGCTGGCTCCGGAGCGTGCGAATGGATCGCTGGATTTGTTGTTTTCTAATCGCGACGAACTGGAAATCAACGGTCGTAAATACGAAGTAGAATCTTGCAAAAGCGACGGTTACGCTCAGCTAGAGATAAAATTAATTGCTGAGAAAATTCGCTGATGACGCATGTGAAGACGCAGATACGAAATGGAGTTATTGAAGTGCTTAAGGCGCTTCCTGACTTCGCGTCTGCTCATTCTGCAAGTCGTATGCTTAGACAATTTCAGAGAACAGATTTTCCATTAGCAATCGTCTCGGTTGCTGAAAACGTCGCTGTTTCTGGCTCTAACGGAACACCGGGACATCGACAACTTCAGCGTGACATGCAGATTTCCGTAACTGTCGGCATACATGAAGAAACTTCTGACGCAGAAGACACACTTGATGAGCTGTCTGTGCTAGTTGAGAAGACGCTTGCTAAGCCTTCGGCTATCGGCGTCGGGAAGCTCCTTTTCTGGAGATACTCCGGCAGTGCGGAGCCGACAGGACAGCCGACCGAAGACGGCTTGATGCTTATTCAGACACTCAATTTTTCATGTTCTGTAAGAACTACAGATACCGATCCAACAACCATTGTTTAATTTTTTGGAGAACGAAATGGCAACATTAGCATTACAGCCGATTTTAGATAAGCAGCGCGTCAGTGGCGGTCAGCTCATATTTCGCAAAAAGGGTACTGACAAATATGTGAACCTGGGCGCATTAGCGTCTATGGAATTCACGCCGAACTTGACCGAAATCGAGTCATACACGCAGGAATTCGGCGACCGTCGTCTGATCAAGAAATACGTGACGACAAAGGACGGTCAGATCAGCTTCACTTGCGAAAGCTGGACGGATATCGGATATGAAATCCTGTTCATGGCAAATAGACGTCTGCTTACTCAGGCAGCAGTAACAAATGGAACTTTTACGATTCCAGATGCCAAAGTCGGCGATGCGATTAAGATTCCTGGCTTTAAACCTGTTGTAACTGGTGTTTCTGACGGCGACGCGAATGATCTAATTGAAGATGTGCACTACACCGTTCATCGTGCTGGATATTTACAGATAGTCGCACTTCCTGAAGGATTCACAGGCGATTTAATAGGCGAGTATACACAGCCAGCTATCACAGAATCTGAGGGTCTTCTCGACCTAGATCTGATGTCGACTGCGGGTGTGCGAGGCGAACTCGTGTTTATCGGTGTCACCTCGGAATCCGGCGACGGCGAAGAGTTTGAGCAGACGTACAACGACGTCGAACTTCGTCCGAGCGGTGCGGTGCCAGCGTTTGGAACCGAGCAGCTGAACCAGTTCACGGTTCAGGGTTCCGTCTACGCGACGTCGAACAAGAATTCGTACGGTACCATCCGTTCAATTCCAAAAGCCTAAAACATTGAAAAGACGGCAGTTAATTAGACTACCGTCTAATATTAATAATTCATTAAATATTACAAGGAGTTATACTAGTGAATGCAATAGTAAAGCAAGAAGTAAAGTCAATCGATGATTTGTTGACAGCAGTAGATCATTCCTATCAAGAAGTTGAAATACTAGGAATGACTACGAGACTTCGCCCTGTCACCATTTTGGAATGCCTTCGGCTTATTAAAAGATTTCCAAAACTCATCGATCTTTTCGAGCCAAAACTCGACAAAGATGGCAATCTTCTGCCCGAGGAGCTTCAGCCATCACTAATATCCGTGTTTATGGATTCTGGCATCGAAGCCGCCGCCGCATTCATTGCATGTGCTGCAGGAAAAGAAGGCGATCTCGCTTTTGAGACGCTGATCACTCAGAAGCCAGACGATCTGACGCTAGCGCTTTTCTCTTCATCCGTGAAAGTGACCTTAGGTGAAGGATCACTCGAAGATTTTTTTATGAAAGTCACAGCGGCGCTTCAAGCAATCTTTCCCAAAAAATGACGTTTCCGCGTCCTCGGCGCAAGGGCGGTCTGAATCTTACAGGGGTGTTTGTGGGTCTCGTGAAAGACGCCATCAGCTACGAGAATCAGACCGGAAATTCGGGCTTAAATCTTTCACCGCGCGCGTTGATAATGAGAATGAAAGTTCTCCGAGGCGACGAAAAACGCAAGCAGATTCAAATGGCTGAAGCGTTTTTGGTAGCACAAAGTGGAGATAAAAAAGTTTGGGAAGAGTTTGTAAGGAATGTCTAATGTAACGCCAGAAATTAAAACGAAATTCAGCCTGGGCGGTATGTCCGAGGCAGTTTCTGGCTTTCGTAAATTCCAGCAATCTGCTCGCGACAGCATCAATAATATAAAGCAGAGCGGTGCCAAGGCTTTAGAACCATTTCAAAAAGACATCGAGAAGTCGAAGCGATCTCTGGCCACGCTACAATCAGCCAGCTTGTCAGTCGGCAAGGTCGGCTTCGGCGGTCTTAAAACTGGCGCGGAAACGGCTTTCAAAACCATTTCCATCGGTGCCGCCTCAGCTGTCGCCGCTTTAGCCACGGTTAGCGCCGCTGCCATCAAAATGAGCAAAGACACCGCAGGCGAGTGGGACAAGCTTTCCAAGCAATCCAGATCGCTCGGTGTGTCGCCTGAAGACTTATCGGTACTGGGCTTTGCTGGTGCAGGTGAAGGCGTGCCAGGCGATGAGATCGTGAAAGGCCTTGCTAAAATCGGCAATGAATTTCTGGGAATTCGACAGAAGATTTCGGAAGCCAATGACGAATTCAGCTCATTTAAAGATAACGCGCGTAAAGATGCCATTTTCTCACTTCGAGCAGGCGATGTTGGTGGTCTGACGTCTGCAGGGGATGCTGTTGGCCAAGCGCGGATGTCGTCACTTGCAGGCATCCAAGAGCGAAAAGGTCAGCTCGAAAACTACATTGCTCGCGCGGCTCCATATGAAAACAATAACCTGCAAACGCAGACTTTTGTACACGGATTGCGTCAACAGTTGGACGAGCTTGAGAAAGCCGAGCGCACTCTGAAGAAGTCTTTTGGCCCAGTAGGTGAAGCGTTATTCGGCCTAGAAAAGTATGGGTTAGACGTAGAAAAAGCGAGCAAGGGCGGCATGGAGGGCCTGCTTGCGCTTTCCGACGCGATGCAGAAAGTCGATGATCCGACCCAGCGTCTGCGTTTCGCAATTCAACTTTTCGGTGAAGACGCTGGCGCAAAAATGGTTCCGCTCTTAGAAGGCGGTCGGACAGCTATTGAAAATTATCGAAAGGAATTGGAACGCCTCGGCGGCGTAGTTTCCAAAAAAGACACCCAGATCGGTGAAGCTTACGAAGCATCTGCTGAAAATTTCAGGCGTTCCATCAGCGGCGTAAAAATGGCCGTCGCTCGTGAAGTCCTGCCACTTCTCACGGAATCCACCGACGCGATGACGGAATTTATGGTCAGCTATCGCGAACGAATTGCATCCGTTTTGAAAGATGGCTTTGTCTACGCACGGAATCTGGTCAGCGATATAATCGGGGTTTTCCAAGGTAAGCGCACAGGCTTCAAAACGCCGTGGCTCGACACCCTTTTTGAGAAGCTTGAGACCGCACGCGCATTCATATCCGACATGTACGGCGAGCTGAAAAAGCTATGGGACGGCGAAAATTCACGTTTTGAATGGCTAAATAGAATCCGAGACGGGATTCAGACGGCTATCAAACTTGTAAAGGATTTGTATGCCGTTTTAACTGGACAGGATGCCAAAAACTTCAAGTGGCTCAATGATTTAAGAGACCAAGCGAAAGCTTTTGGTAAAGATTTCATGGACGCCCTGGATATGGTGAAGACCGTTTTGACCGCGATTCATTCTTTGATTCAGCCTATTGCCGATATGTTCGGTATCGACGTGACAACCATGTTGTTATTCGTCGGCATGCTTAAATTTATAGGTCTTTTCGGACTCGCAAAAACTGCACTCGGTCAGCTCATGAAAGCCCTTGGAACTCTCTTTGCAATGAGCGGCGGTGGCGCTTTAGCATCTAGTATAGCGGGAATTGCTACGTCCGTTGCTGGAGCTGGCGCTGGAGCTGCTGGTGGAGCTGGTGCCGCTGCTGGAGCGGCAGGTCTTGCGGCGCGGGCGGGCCCGATAGGTGCGGTTATCGCTACAACCATTGGTGCGGGTATGATCGGTTGGGAAGGCGGCAAAAAAGTTTACGAATTATCGGGAATGAAAGAAGCCGCAGAAGCTCGTCAGACTGATCAGCAAAAAAGATTAAAGAAATTATATGATGCCGATTTTGACCTAGCTTTTGCTCGATACGACCGAAAAAGGCAGGGAGACTGGTACAGAAGCCAGGGAATTAATACTCAAATGGGGCTTGAAGATGCCCATCTTTTGCCTGGCGGTGTGCTTGATGTTTGGAAATCTCCACTTTCCGATTTTGATCTAGATTACTTTAAAGGCATCAAAGAAAGCAACGATAAATCAAAGGGTTCTGCTGAAACAGTAAACGTAAATTTGACGTTGAATGACCGCAATCTGGGGACGCTTCAGACAGATCCTCTGACTGCTCGGAAAATGAATCAAACCCTCTATTCCATGCAACGAAACGGGGGGTATTGATGGCCGATTTTCCGATTACAACGACACTTATATCTGATGATTTAGCTATCGGCTGGCAGACTGCTCTCGGTCTGACTGTCGATTTCTCGCCGATAGAAGATTCGGCCCAAATTGTCAGAAGCTGGAATGGACAGGCTCGAAATTTGGCAGCCGACGAATTTAAATTATTCCAATGCACGATTTCATCGTCTGACGACATGCGCCCTCCAGCGCTTTCGCATATGTGGCCTGGGTCGACTTTTACAATTATTCCACCATGTGAATTTTCGGACGCTATCCAGCCAGGTGCGCAGTCCAGAACGCTTATTCGCTATCCGTATAAAGATGACGAAACTGGCTACACCTCGATACGTTGTCTGACGAAGAATTTTGAGCCTGTACCTTTCACTGTCTGGAATAAAGTCATCACGCTCGCCGCCCCAGCCACGGAGACTGTAAGAATTTTTTACAGGCCATGGATTGATCTCTTTGTTACCGAGCCATGGTCAGTGTCCAGCCACGAGCAAAATGCGACAGTGCAATGGTCGCTGACGGCTGAAGAAGTCGGCGGACTCGACTGGCAAGGAGATAACTGATGCTTTATCTCTCTTGGCTCTCCGCATACGACACACCATTTGACCCAGTTGCTCACGCTCGCGAAGACGAATTCTGCATTCGCGGATCAATTTTCGAGCAGGAAGAAGGCGACATTATCAACTCCGGATTCGAAGTTGAAATCCCCAATCCGGGATTAGGCCTTATAGGCCTCGGTCGTAGTGAAAGATATGCTGTACTAAGCGAGAAGCTAGCTTCCGATAATATTCCCGTCGAACTCGCAAGAGGTCGCGTAATCTCTGTGCCGTCCGAACTCGGTCAACAGACTTTGACGTTGCGATTTCAGTGTGTTCCGCCTGATGAAGACGTCGTCCTAAAAGCGGCGGCGAATGCTCTGAGAACTGGCGAAATTGATGGATACGACCCGTATGGGCATCCCGACGACCGTGAAAAATTCGAGACGTACGACGCTCTTTTTCATAGCCGCGATGCCTCAGATGACCCTATGAGCGCGCTTGCTGGCCGACTGGAGTTCTGGAGATGGGATCGCAAATCGTTGGCAATCGAACGGGTGAGCATGGTCACGGGTGGCGATATTCACGTCATCGATTCCGATGGTTTTGAGAGCACTCTTCAAGTCACACTGCGGAATCCGCCGCGCGCAAAAACACGCCTGCGCGTCGTCGCTTCTTGGACTCAGGAAGCAAAAGGTGTGCAGAGCCTGCCTGCCGTGAATCTGCCCGTCGATACATACTCATGGCAAGATCTCATGCAAAATCTTCCGCAACCTGGAACGGCTGTAGGGGAAAACACAGGATGGCATGTCGCTGAATCAGCAATCACGTATTTCAACCAACATTCGATTTTCGACAGTTTTGATGCAGGGTTGGAAAAATACGCGCTGAATGACGAAAAAGTCATTGGTTGCCAAATCTTGATGCAAGCGGCAACGGTCGGCGTGCAAATTCGACTTGGATATGATTTTCAGCAACAGCGCGAAGAACTTTTGACGATCTCGATGCCAGTTGCGCAGCAGGAAATATTGGGCGACGACAAAAATGAGACCGCCGATATCATCAACCTAGCGCCATTGAATCTAGATCCATCGACGCCCCTTTGGACTGCTGAAGATCCGACTACGCTGGAACCAATGCGGTATGAAGTCGGCGATGAAGTCATATATAATGGACACAAATGGAGATGCATAACGGCTCACACGGCATCAACGATCTTCTCTTATTCATCTTTTGTGCAAGTAGAGAAAAGAGCTGCTATCAATCCAATATCTGCTCGTTTTTTTGATTCAACTCGCGGCACTCGCGCAGTCAGATATGCCATCCGCATGCTCCAGCGCAGGGTTTATGTCCGTGCTCGGTGCTTGGAAATCAGTTTCCAATGCGAATGGTCGGCCGCTCGGAGCATGAAGTGCGGAGATTTCTGCCGAATTTACAATCGGAAAATCGGGTCAGTACAGGCGAAGATTTCCAGCATGAAATTAGTGGCTGCTGGCGCAAAAAGATACGCCGAAATCACGTTGCTTGCATACCTCGGCGACGGTTCTTTAGCGCCTGTTCCTGGAGCTGGGGAGCAGCAAACAGGCCTCGTCACGTATGGATTTTCAGCAACTCCCGCGTCTCAACCGACAAATGCATCAGCTCTACGTGCGCAGGTGCATTTTGTTGACGTCGTCAATGATTACGCATTCCAGAAGTCATCGGCGCTCTATGAGCAAGATCCCGTAGCTGTCATTGAAAGCCTGCCGACACGCATAGAACTCGACGTCGACCCGATACGCGAAGAAGACCTGCTTACGCGAAATATCACGGTGACTTGTAAACCTATTTGGCTGCCTCGCGAGGCAGTTATCGGAAGCTAGAGGAGAACGAATATGGACATGGAAATCGAGAATTCGAGCGAGCTTTTCGGTGCTATGAACGCGATGAGACTTCAAGCTCAGGATCAAGCACGTCGAGATCGTATATCTCAGCCAAACAGAGCCTCTATTCGAGATAGCAGCGCTCGCAGACGAGATAGCTTGTCTACGAAACTGGTGATGGGCTCGACAGAAAAGTGTGATCTGTCGAGTGCGATAGTTGCTACGAATGTTGTTCGTGTGAGTTAAAATTAAAAAGGACTTGGATGAGCGGTTTCGTATATTGCATCTCTGACATCGATATTCGTGATGTACATGTTACAATTACGAATCAATTGATCGATAAATTTCTTGTTCTTAATATTGCCCTCAATTAATTTCCGTGATTTTCCAAAAACTTCATTGTCCCAGCTGTCGTTGTTATTCCATAGTATTCTAGAAGCAACAATAAGCTCAGTATTGATGGATTTTAAATTTCTTATCACCTTTCGCGGCACATTGTTTGAATGGCCGCGACCGTATATATAAGAACATTCAAATAAACGCCTGCCTATCCCCTTATAATAATTATTATCGGAATTATAATATTTATCTATAATGCCTTCTACATTAGAAGCTAATTGCTTTCCGTTGAATTCTGACGAAAAACTACTTGTCACTGAAAGCAAAAAAATAGCAATGGCTCCTAATATCTTCATCACTTTACTAAATCCCGATATTATGGAATCTCTACAGGCACCAGACGCGTCGTCGCATAATAAGAAGTGAGGCGCAGTTTGTCGACAAGCTCGGCGCGAACAGCGGGGTTATGACCTTCATTTTCAAGCTTTTCGGCAATAGCGATCAGCATATCTTGTCCGCTAATCATATCATTCTTGTCGACAGTTCCCAGCTTTACGGCTTTATCGATGGCGTTCAGAAGGTAAATTCCGTCTTCTGGAAGCGATGTGATTTCTGACTGTGCCTTCAGTTCCTCGGCTTCTTCGGCGGAGATGTTCACTTTCAAGATGTCGATGTTGCTCATATGCGGCTTCCTTTTTCTGAAGTCGCTATACAAGGATCTTTGAGATTTGTCCGGATAAAAAACTACATAAATAAATAATAGTAAACAGCGAAACCAATAATAGCGAATAGAATGATTGGAGACCAATATCGTAGAAATATTGCCCATTTATACGCCAGCGACATGTTAGAAATCATCTGACCGCGCGTCTCTACTACTTGTTCATTCGCATCATCTATATCAAAAACGTTGCCGCCAAGCGCCATTATCTCACGAGAATTTTTACTAAGCAGATTTTCATAGTATTGTCTATTTGCCGACCCTCTCTTCATACGCCACATTGAAATCTGATAATTCATTCTCTTTTCAATGAGCTTTTTGAGCTTTTCTGAATTCTGGTCAGACATCAATTTTCCCCTCAAACGCCCAAATCACGCTAGAATCTTGCACTTCACCATGGTCTCGTAAAGCCAGTAAACACATTCACGAGACCATTTTTTTATGACAACCGATTTTCCGTCAAAAGAGCTTTTAGAAGTCATCCGCTCGCAAGCGCGTATGGAAGAGAAGCTAGACAGCTTTCTTAAGAACTCTAATTCCATGCAGTCAAAATTGACGTCAATTGAGACAGACGTCGCAGAATTAAAAGCAAAGCGTCGAGAAGACAAAGCATTCATTGCTGCGCTGTCGGCGGTTTTCTCAGTAGCTTTTGCCATTATTTTACCCGCCGCCAAGAAATTTTTCGGAATTTAATTTACTAATTTTACTTTGTGACGTCTGAAAAAGTCAACAATGTTTGCGACAAGTAATTGATTTAATTGAAAAATTCGTTTGTATTGATCATTAATACGTCAAATAATTTACTTGTCATCAAGAGCGAAAGGAAATCAAAATGACAAGTAGAAAAGAAATAAAGCATCATGTTAACCGTGAATTAGATAAACAAATCGACATAGAAAAATACATTGAGAAGCAGGAAAACTCTGGCAATACGGAAGATAAAGCTAAGGCCCTATTTAATTCAGGCGCTACTATTCGTGATGTTGCTGAAAAATGTGAACTTACTTTCTATGCAGCCCGAAAAATCTGGCTTTCCATCAATAAGCCATCTGCACCAAAATCCGCATCCGAAACAGTCGAAAAGATTTGGCCTTCGGATGCCCCAGAGACACCTTCAGAAGACGAAAAACCAGCCAAAAAGAAAGCCCCACGAATTCAAGAACTGCCAACGATTCAGGCCAATTTGGAGCCTGGTATCGTGCATCGTTTTCTGATTTCTGCGGCTCAGGATGACACGCCTGTGCATCAGGAATTTCTGAGAAATATGGAGGCTTATGCCGCATATATAGGCGCTCACATCATCATAGGCGGACACACTTATCAGCTAGGACTGTTTGAAGATCATGCGTCGGCGGCTAATGTTTATGATCCTGCAATTCACGAATATCTTTGTCACGACCGCGTCCAGCTGACGCCAGACGTTCTCTATCTCGGATCAGCAAATGTTCTGCCGACGACTGCGAACCCATTGAATGGTTGGCTGACGCAAAATCATGGCGGTCATGTCATTGTTCCGCACTCCCGAATTGCACTGCAGAGCATCCCAAGGTTGCAAGGCCAAGATCCGAGGTTTGCAGTGTCTACGGGCACTGTGACAATGCCGAATTACACCGCTCGCGCTGCGGGGCAAAAGAGCATTTTCCATCACACGTTCGGCTTCACTGTTGTCGAGATCGATGTTGACGGCGAGGTCTTCCTGCGACCTGTTTCTGCTGATGATGATGGAAGTTTTCAGGATCTGAATACGCTTGTGATGGATGGAAAATGTGAAGGCGATAAGCGTGTTCGAGCAATAAGCTGGGGTGATATTCACCATGAACAGCTTGATCCAATCATTGCGGCGGCGAGCTTCGGATATGACCGAAAAACGAAGCAGATATTGAACAACATCAACATTTTAGATGGCCTTCAGCCCGAAATTCAGTTCTTCCATGACACGTTGGATTTCCGCCGTCGAAACCATCACAACCTTTCAGATCCTCATGTGATGGCTTTGGTGTCGGCGAATGGATCTGAAAATGTGGAATCCGAAGTGCATGAAGCTTCTGATTTCATAGCCGCGTGCACTCGTGATTTTTGCACGACGGTCGTCGTTGAGAGCAATCATGACAACGCGCTTGCAAGATGGCTCAAGAATGTTGACGGCGCGTCGGATGTCAAAAATGCATATTACTGGCACGATCTAAACGCGGCTTGGCATAAAGCAATCCGATCTGGAAACGACACTTTCAATGTCGTTGAGCACGGTCTTCGGCTTGCAAATCTGCCCGATAGCGTCGAATTCGTAGGTGCGGGACAGGGTTATCAAGTAGACGGCATTGAATGCGGATTACACGGTGATTTGGGGATTTCCGGATCGCGGGGAAGCCCAAATCAGTTCAAGCGTTTCGGCGTAAGAACAAGCACCGGACACACTCATACGCCATCTATATCCGAAGGTGCATATGTGTCGGGCGTCTCGGCGAAGCTTGATCAAGGGTATAACAAGGGGCCGACAACGTGGGCACATGCGCATATTGTGCAATACCACAATCAGAAGCGTACAATTCTACTGATGTCGAAAGACGGCCGCTGTCAGGCAATGGGCGACCGAATTCATTTACAAATGGCTACATAAAATCTTGCAACTTACATCGACAGAGAACATAATGGGAACATTAGTCTAGAGTTCCCATTTTATGCGAAATATCAATACTTTAGTAGTCCATTGCACCGCGACACCTGAGGGGCGCGACGTCGATGTGAAGACCATCAGGATGTGGCACACACGCGATAATGGCTGGAAAGACATCGGTTATCACTACGTTATCTATCGCGACGGCTCTGTCCACCCTGGCCGCCCAGTTGACCAAGTCGGCGCTCATGTAGCGGGTCACAATTCGGGGTCGATAGGCGTGGTTTACGTCGGCGGAGTCGATAAAAACATGAAACCCAAGGATACCAGAACACCTGAGCAAAAAGTTGCGCTGCGCAAACTCCTCGGTGAGCTGGTTTCCAAATACAAGATCACGACACTTTGCGGCCATCGCGATTTCGACAAAGGTAAAGCCTGTCCGAGCTTTGATGCCAAGACCGAATACGCTGATCTACTGAAGGGAGGGTCAAAATAATGGCTCGACCTATCTCTCCATTTTCTTACAGATGCGCCAGTTTTCGGAATCTCCAGGACGATTTGGTCGTCGCTCTCGAAAATCACATCAAACAACATAATCTATCGGCTGCTGAAATAGCAACGCGATATCCGTCAGTTAGAGACGGCCACATTCGGAAAATCCGAACAGGCAACGGGCATGAGTTGGGCATGAAAATGCTTCTGTCGATAGCCGAAGCGAGCGGTCTGCAAGCTAGATTGCAGGTGTCTGCATGAGCAATGAAAAAGAGATCACTCGCAGATTTTCCAAGAGGATCACTATTGCAAGCTTGGCCGCTTTCTTCGGAATCGCCGCTGTGGGATTGCTGATTGGAAATCCACAAACCGCCGCCATCGTTGAAGCTCTCGGCCCATGGGTCGTGGCATTGCTCGCGATTTACATGGGTATCGGACATCTCGATTTTCGGACGTCAAAGGGCATTCCGGGATGGTTTTCGGACATCCTCAGTTTGGCGTTCACGCGACGTAGAGATGACAAGTCGGAAAACAAGGGAGAGGAATAATGCTGATCTTCTCCAATATCCGATTCATCCTCAGTCTATTGCTCGCTGCCATCCTGATCGGCGGCTGGCTGTATATCAGTCATCTGAAATCGAAATTAGCTGAATCCGACGCCCAGCTCTCGCTTGCGAATGCACAATTAAAGCTAACCATTGACGTCGCCAATTCGAACGCGGAAGCCGTGAAACAGGCTGATGCTGAGCATAAGAGGACGCTTGATCTACTCAATGAAGTCCAGACGTCTCTCAATGAAACGAGCCTTATAAACCGTGAATTAGAGCGCGAGATTGCTTCAACCACACCCGAAAACGATGGCCCTATAGCACCTGTCCTTGAAAACCTTCGTAAGCGAAAATTCGCCGGTGGTGTTCAATGAAGATGTTTATCGGTGTCGGTGCGGCTATTTTATTGATTTCTGGGTGCGCTCATAAGCCTGCGGTCGAAGTCGTGACGAAGGTGGAAACACGTCAGATTCAGGTACCTGAGGCGCTGCTCACGTGCATGCCTGAGCCTGAAGCACGCGAAGTCTGGAAATCACAAAAGGACGTCGCGCTGTATATGATACGTGTGTCTGAAGCTGGTGAGGATTGTCGTCAAAAGTTGGACGGCGTGAGGAAAATATTGGATCAGAAATGACAAAACCCTCGGAATTCCGAGGGTTGATGGCTTGTAATTGATGAGAATTCAGTAGCTGAAGCACCGTTCTTCTTCTTCCAAAAGCTCATCTTTATGACGTTCGATATATTGAATGGCTTCAGATGGAAAATCCAGATACCGCTGCGGGTTCAACGTTGGAATTTTAATGCTTTGCTCTTCGCGGTAATCATTCATCCAGTCAATTATGATATTGTTTTTATTGACATAAATTTCAAAGTAGCTCGCGATATCGAGCATGCATCTTCCGTGTCCGGTAAGCCATACAATTGCTCGGCGGTCACCGTCGTAGTCAACAGATTTTACCAAGGGTGAATATTTATTGCTCATTTTAGGGTTCCTCTCATTTTTGCTTTTGTTTTTTGAAAAGGCCCCGGTTTCTCCATGGGCCTCCTTTCTCATTAATGGGTTTATTTATGCGGCTTCTTCAACGTCTTCGATTGGATTTTCAGCAAGCCACTCTTTGAGCTGCTTAACAATGGCATCATAGATTTCATCTGAGAAATTACCATTTATCATAAGATGACTATCGCCGAGGTTGTTGACGAGAAAATTGTGATCGTCAGCATCGAGCCATTCCAAATTTTCTTCTCCTGCTACATTAAACGTCAGAGCCGCCGAGCCTTCGATGAATTCGCGCTTGATATTAGTAATAGTTGTAGTCATTTTATTTTCCTCTCATGAGACAGTCGGGTTTGTTTGTTTGCTGCTCATATAAAAATGATGGTTCGTATTTATGATCAATACAAGTACCATTTTTGATTATTTTTCTAACTACTGCAAAATTTGTTGTCCGACATTGATGAATACAGGTGAATTATTTGAATTTACTTATTGCCATCTACTGTTTTCATCGGCCGATTTCTCTTAAATGCATTTTCGCCGACAAAAAAATCGGCGCTTTTTAGATGCCGATTGCTTGTTCAAGGTTGTCGACCCATTCCGCCACCGGCGGAATTCCCCATTTGCATGCATGAAGCCCGACACGACCAACATCGTATTTAGATAGACCTGTCGCGGCGACCAATTGATCACGAGATGCCTGACGCGAAGCGTAAAACCACCTCATCATCAGAGCTTCGTCACTCGTGAGTTCGTCTGCGTGCTTATTATTCGCGCCAGGTACTACGGCTTCACCCGTCAGAGCCGCTCTATACAACGCACGCGTACGCGATTTCGTTGTCAGATCGCCGACAGTCCACGTATCGCGCTCACGGCCGAAGGGATCATGGTAGCCGTCAAAAGTAGCTACGATTTCCTGAGCCAATTCTTGACGAAGTACGTCGAGGGCATCGGCGGATATCTGTCGATATCCATTGCTTTCGAGCTTATGTCCGTGCTGATACCAAGATTGTCGGGGAATACCGAGCAACCCCGTGAAATCCTCGGTTTTCCAGCCTTTCCGAACGAGCTGCCATTTTACGTGCAGTAAAGCGTCGCGGATCTGGTCGGCCGTCGTGTGTGAGGGATGAATTGGATATGGGTTCAATTTCTTTGCGCTTACATAGACCATAATTTTTCTCCCCTTTTTTCTTCGCGGATGATCAGCCTTTCCTCGATATCTTCGTCTGTCAGTTGCTCGACAAAATCGCCGTCCGAATTTTCAATGAAGTTCGGTGCGTATATGCCGTGCTCAGCGAGCGCTTTTACATGCTCGATAGCATCGAGCGTTTCGTCGACATAAAGCGTCATTCGATGCCCATTTTTTGTATCGACAGTTACTAAGTCGAACTCATATTCACATTCTTCGACGGAAATGATTCTTGCGTACCGAGCGATTGTATTTTCAAATTCTCGTAGTGACATAGCTGCTCCTTTGTTTAAATTATTACTGTATAATAATGATGGTTCGTATTAACACTTAATACAAGTGTTAACTACGCCGATAGAAATACGATTCTATATTTCCATAATGCACTCATTACATCGTTCCATTGAGTGCATTATGGAAAACGTATTTTATTCAGGGTGTTAAAGCGGATTTTGTGTCTTGCTTGATACGACGCGACAATCGTTTTCTACGAGTAAATAAGGAGAAAACCCATGCTTAAAAGACAGATTGTCGCACCATTTAAGATGACAGCTAAAGCTCTGATATGGCTTGAGAAAATGATAATTGCGGTGCTGAATTCGATATTGAAAATATTTGGTTTAAAACCGATGCCAATGCCTGCGCGAGAGATTCCGCAGCTATCTGTGAAACCTGAAGATATATTATCGGAAGTTGGAAAAGATGGGTCTGAGGTAGGTAGTCCAGCATCGGAAAAGCTTATGAAGCCGACAACTGATGCAGGACACACGCTTTACAGATATGCGTGTGCGCAGTCCCCGAACGAGCGTTCTACAGTAGACCTGTCGGCACTCTCTGATGATCAGCAATACTGGCTTTTCACACTGTCAGATGCTGATTTAGCTCGCTTATCGAAAGCGGGGATAGACGCATGTACGAGAGCTATGGATGGCAAAAAATGCGGTGTTGGCGGTCTGCCAAAGTTTGAAAGACAGGAGACTGCTGAAGCGCCAAAAGTGGAGTCACACTTGGCCAACAGAATTCATGCTTACAGATTGAATCCTGCGTTCGCTTAGTAGCAATTTGTACTAATTGCGCCGCTCGGAGTTCGCACCGAACGGCAATTCACAGATCGGTTTGAAGCTGCTGCACGACTATATACGTTCCCGGCATTATAAAAACCTTGGCTCATAGCTTGTGCAGCGCGTTGCTGCCTTACACCATTGTTATATCGTGTAGCCGCGTCGCGACGAGATTCTGCGTCAAGACAAGCTTTAAATTCTGGATGATTATATCCGATGCTTTGATCGACGCATTTTTGTGCAATTGTCTGAGCCCAAGCTTTTTGTTGACTGTAGCTCAATTCATTTACGGATTGAGTCTGACAGCCCGCGAGTAAGACTAAACTACTCAAAATAATGATTTTTTTCATCCCCAATTCCCCTTTCCATATGTTTATAAATGAAAGAAATTGAGGGCGCTATCAGTTTTAACGATTACGCATCCGTTCAAGCAGAGCCTGACGCTGATTCAATGCTCGCGTCAGGCTTTCGTTTTTCTGACGTTCAGCGGCGAGTTCCTGAGCCAAGCGCATAGCAAGCTTACCCATTTCCTCAGCATCACGAACAACCTCGGCGACAGCAGCATCATATCGAGCATCGTCTTCAGCCTGTCGCGCTGCACGCACAGCTGCCATGCCGCGCTGATGAGCATCGTAAGCACCCGACGCTAGAAAAGCGATAGTAGCAGCCGATCCAAAAACAATGTTGTTGCCCTGGTTAGACATGGTTGATCTCCTGAGTTGCTGGCCGATATAGCAGGATCTATTTGAGTTGTCCGGGCATTTTTTAAATTATTTTCAAGCAACATTGGTTAACTAGATAGGATTTTATCTAGTTTCGTCAACATATTGTATTGCTTACGCAATTTGCGCCGATGAATATTTGAGTGCACGATTCCTTTCTACTTACATATCGAAAGGAAATCGAAATGACATATACAGGAAAAATAGGACTTTTTAAATATAGACAGAATTACTCAAATTCTGATCGATACACATCTGTGTCAAAAGGCTGCTTACATTTACATCCAGAAGCTGTTCAATCTATTGGCCTTAAAATAGGCGAAAAATATACTGTCGAAAAGGGTGAGGAAGTCGGGACTATAATTCTCAGACACTCAAAATCGCCGACCGCTCCGGTTCTAAAAGTACCAGAAAATATACGATTTCAGCCGACTTTTGTTCTGGAATTCCTCGGAAACAATGCCCGTATTTCTGCGCAGGATTTACCGCTCACAGATATCGCTTTTGAAGTGTCTGGCGACAGACTCATCGCTCGACTTCCTGCTGCAGTGAAAATATCGGCTCTTCAAGCGAAAAAACTGCGAGAAAATGAAGAAGCTGATTACAGAGACATTATACGCGGATATCGCGGTGCGGCGGCTGCTATCGTGCTGGAAGCGCATCGGTACGGAATGAAAGACACACCGATTGCTCTGGATCAGATGATATCGCTGTTGCGTGAAGAGGGGCATCGGATAAGCCAGATAAATGAACGCTTGTGGCGACTGGATGAGCAGACTGCAACGCTTGGCGACTTGATTCAGCTAGCGAGAAAATATGAAGATGGATTAGTGCTGGTCGCGGCGTGACAGCAACAAAACATTGTAATTGCACAGCACTAAAACATTGTAATCCGACATCACAAAACAGGCTTCTTCGGAGGCCTTTTTTGTTGCCTATTTTCGACGTCGCACAGCTCAATGTAACATATAGGTTACAAATCCCAATCATCCTGAATTTTTCTGATTTGATGTGAGTTGCAGGCAACTCGGGATGCCGCTTTATAAACTTCAGACCCGACGCCTCATCACTCGCAGCGACGTACGATTTTCTGACGCTTTATGATCCTGACGACATAAAACCAATTATGTTGTCAGGATCATAAACCATCTGCTCAACTCGTGCTGTTGAGGATGGCCAGCTCATCGGGGTCCAGGACGACAGTATACCGATACCGAGCATTGTGCCGATCTCGGCCATAAATCCCAGATGCCACAAATGAGATCTGCAATCCTTGTTCAGGCGTGGCTTCCACGTGAGTTTCACAGATCGGTTTATCATAAATCGTCGCGGAATCTGAACCTTCGCGCCGAGCTGCTCCCACTTTCACAAGCAT